GACAAACTCGAACTCCTGAAACTCAGTAAAAGAGCCGTCAGTTGCGACGGTCTTTCGGCGGGCTTTAATGATAACGCCCGGCTGCTCCTTCGGATTGAGGAGCTTATAGTTGATCGCTTCCATGCGAGATATCCTTTAATAAAAAACCGCCCGGAAGCAGTGAGCCTCCGGGCGGTCAATTGAATAAACCGAATCAGTTCGGATTAAACGTCGGACAAGAGACGGCAGGCGGCCGCATCGTTATAGAGCGCGACCTGATACCACATGATCGTCTTGATGAACGATACGCTCTCGAGGAATCCGAGCTCCTCACTGATCGAGGTCTCGAATCCAGGCGCGGAGCCGGCCGGATAGAGAGCCGCGATGGCGAGCTGCGGATTAAACACGAGACCCACGTTGTTAGACGACGCGGTCGCGTTGACGCCGGTCTCATAGAGGTCAACGCCGAAGAGCTGACCTTTGAAACCCATCCGCGCCTGCGTGCTATTTACGGCGCCGAGCGAGAAGTTCGGGTTACCGTAAATCGCGTTACCAGACGTCCGAATATCACCCTCGATCTGGAAGAGCTGCTTATAGTTTCCGACGAAAGCGAGATTCGAATATGGGATGTTACCATTCCGTACCGAATAAGCGGCCTGTTGTAGACCCGCGACGGTCGCCGAGGCGCCGGTGTCAACGTTCAGGGTGACCGAGGTCGCAAGAGCCAGTGCATCAGTGTCAAACTTGACCGAGCAAGCTTGAGCGGAAAGCGCGGCGTGCCGTTGCACGTTCGTCCCGTTCGTTGCGAACCGCACGGCCTCGATGGTGGGCTTCGTTACGACCACGGCCTTTTGAAGGGTCAAAAGGACGCTCGTATCGGTGAGCACCTGCGGGCTCGCCGCGTTCGATTCAGAGACAACCGAAGCCGTGATGCTGCCCGACTTCGGGAGCCGCTTCGCGTTGGTGTTCGCCATCCCAACGGCGAACGGTGCGACGAGTCCAGCCATGATCGAAGCCGATGTAAACATCGGAACGATCTCGGCATCCACCGCCGCCGCAACGGTGACATTTGACGAATAAAGTGTTTCGCCAGCCATAAAGTAAAAACCTCAAGATAAATGACGATCACATGATCGCCAGTTGGTTAAATCTGTTTATCCGGCGTTATTTAAAAACGCCTTTCGCGCTTCGGGATTCGACTGGAAGAACTCCCGTTGCTTCTCCGGTGCCCATCGCGCGAGGTCGGGCGGGAGAGCGGCCGATCCACTCGAGCCACCCGAGGAAGAGCGAACACCACGATCGCCGGTGCCGGGTAGCTGTTTATTGAGCGCGATCGAGGGATAGCGCGACACAAGCCGGCGGAGGTATTCATCGAGCGCCATCTTCGGATTCCGCGGATTATCCTCCGATGCGAGCGGCCGTCCCTTGTCGTCAACGGCAACGATCTCGCCATCCACGAACCCGAGCTCTCGCTCGATAAGCGACTCCACAAGAGGCAGAGAATCCTTCGCGATCATCGTCGCCGCCGCTGTCATCGCAGGAGCCCGCACCCGAAGGCGCTTCAGCTCGGTCTCGGCTGAGCTTGCCCGGGTTTCGAGGTCGGTATACTTCGAAGCGTAGCGGGTCTCGTACTCGTTTTTAAGGTGCGCCTCGAGGTCTTCCCTCTCTTTATCGCCACCCTTCGCGGCCCGCTCCCTCATGAGCGTATCGAGCTGCGTTTTGAGCTCGCCATATTTTGCCGGGTCGATGTCTTTAAACTTCGACCGGAGCTCATCGAGCTCGGCTTTCGCCGCTTGAGCGTGGGCGCGCTCAACGTCGATATCTTTCTGCGTAAAAGTCTTTTCTGTGGTCTGATTCGCGTTTCCTTCGCTCATCTCGTTACCTTCCGTAGTCGTTCGGTTATTCGTTTGACCTGCTTCTCGGAGAATCCGAAAAACGGTCGCTTCTCTTGATTGCCCTGAGCCTTCGCTGCTTCGAGAGGCTGATTAAAAAAAATCGTTGCTCTGACTGAACCATCCGCGTCAGTCTCAAACCTCGAATCTATTGCCTTGAGCATCGTGCCGGAAAACGTTAGGTCGGGCGGCGAGTCATTTCGGCCGCGCGCCTTTTTAAACTTTGCATACTTCTCGGTGTATGCCGAAAACCCTTTTCCGGATATCTCCCGACCCGACTGTGTTCGAGAAATAAGTTCCGCCTGCTCGCTCAAAACGGCGCCCTTAAACGCCTCCTGCCGCTTCTTTAGGATGTCGTCGGTCAAGGTCTGAGCGAGTGGCGGGATTGTGATCTTGATTGTCACTAGATCAAGAACCAGTTGGCGCCGTCGCAGTACATTCGGATCGCGGCGTTGTTCGTGTTGATAACGTTGGTAGCCGAACCGTTGACCGTTACCGAACCGGCCGGGTCAAAAGTGATATTTCCAGCCGCAGCATTTCCGGCCTCATCTTTAATTATGAGGATTCGACCGGCGACCTGACCATCTGCGGGCGTCGATATCGTACGAGCTCCGGAGCCGCCGACGCCGATAATCACGTCATTCGGGCCGACCGTGTAGCTCGCCGTCACCTTTGTTACCGCGAGTCCGAGAATGTCATTCCAAAGAGTCATCTTTTGTTTCCTTCACGAAAAAATAAATGTTTAAGGGTTAAAACCAAGCGCCTTCGCACGCTCGAGATCAATCGGGCGCCATTGATGCCTGCAGTTATAACCGCCGCAATAAATCATCACGTCGAGACCTTGCTCGTTATCCATCCTCGCGATCTCCTCGGTGGTGTAAACCGCCACGTCGCGAGGTTCTACACCGGGAGCGCGCCCGTCGAGGCAATCTTTGCAGAACTCCCGGGTAATTCCGTCATCGGGTCCAAGGTACTCCCAGAGCTCGATCCCAAGCTCTCTTCCCAGAGTCGCGGTCGAAGTCCGAGAAAACGCCGAGACGGACGTTTGAATTTCGGTCGAAAGCTGAGAGGCGAGCCGGTCGCCGTATTGCTCTCGAAGGTCGGTGCTACTCAGTTTCTCGCCTAATACTACCTGCCTCATGACCGCCGAGGAGATGTCGCTCGAATATTTCTGAAGAGCGCCCTCGATCTTCCGCTTATCCACCTGGATCAAAGACTCGAGAGACCTTTCTGTGGTTCTGGTGAGTATGACCTGGTCTGCAGCGACACGGGAGACAACCTCGCGCGCCGTATCGAGCTCCTCACGATAAAGCTCGTCGATACGCTCGAGCTCACGGTCGAGACCGGCCGCCCGAAGTTCGGAGAATATACCGCCAAGCATGGTAGCGGCTTCCGCCGCCATAACCTCGCCGCCGCGCAATCTTTCGATCAGCGAAGAAAGATTGCGGTCTAGAAGTCGACCGAGCTTAGCGATAAACGCCTCGATCGAGTTATCCCTCGAGCGAAGTTGGAGCGCGATCTCCCTCTTGTCCCGCTTCGTCGCCATTGTCGATCTCTTCGATAATTTCGGCCTCTTCCGGGAGCGCCATCTTCTTTACCACCTTTTTCGCCCAGGCTTTTTCCCAGGTAGGGAACCGAGCGATGAGGTCGCGGTTCGCTGCGAACATCTGAAGCTGTTGCTCGATTGCTCCCTGCGTGATGTCGCGCGAGAACTTCACCCGCGCGGAATAGCTTTCGATTCCAGCAAAACGAGCGTATAGAGCGAGCGCATCGTTCGTAAGCTTCTCAAGCTCGTCGATAGTGGAGAGCACCATCGAGAGAAGATCCTGCTTTCGCTCGGCGAGAGTATCGGCCGCCTCAACCGAGCCAGAATCGGACGGAAGCGCCCGCGATTGATTGAACGCCACCTTGAAAATGTTAAGAGACGACGAGGCGATCGCCTTCTCGATAGCCTCGGTCGAGGTCGGCTCGATAGCTATCACGTTTGAGTCTTTCGGAAGCCGCCCGATGGTGTACTCGCCGATCGCGAGGAACGCATCGTCATCGATATCGGACGCTACGAAGAGCCGTTGGTAAGCCTGATTATTGAGAATATTGTCGCGCGTCGAAACGAGGTTAAAGAATCGAAGCGCCTCTTGAGCCGCGTCCTTGATCCAGCTTTCTTGGTTGAAGATCGCCGCAATCGGAAGCCGCTCAAGACCCGGAACGCTCATTTCAGCATCGAGCATCCAGTCGCCACTTGAAAGCGGGTTTTTAAGTGACTGCGATGCCTCGACCTCTTCATTCGTCGCGAGGCGATACCGCCGCGCGCTGTAGATTCCGTTCTCGAGAAAGAGCTGCCGTGAGTAACGATTCCGTTTTGGCTTTTCCTCAAGGTTCGTTCGCGGCTCGTCGAGAAAATACTCGAAGCGAAGCGCCTGGAATCCCGCTCCCGGCTCAATCCACCAATCGACGACATCGATCGGGTTTAAGACCTGAAGGAACGGACGAAGACCCGCTGCCTGGGCTTCCGCCACCGTCTCCGCTCGAGTCGGGAGCGCATCGACGAATACGATCGGATAGCCGTAGAGGATATACGAGACAAAGATATCATTCTTGATGAACGAGAGCAGGTCGGCGCCCGTCCCGTTCACATCATCGAGAAGTCCGCTCTCTCCGAATTGCTCTCTTGCCTCTTCAATATCGGGCGAGTGAACAAAGAAAATAGACTGAAGCGTTGAAACGATGCTCTCAATATAGTTTGTATATCGGCTTCGCTGCTCCCTGATCTGCCGAATCCGCGCGCCGTCCTGACTCGCTCGCTCGAGAACGTGCGGCCAGAGATACACTTCACTCGTAAGCGTTGCGTGATCGCCCTCGTAGAGGTCACGGTACATTTTCCATGACCGCGCCTTCCGCGCATAGTCGGGATGTTGATAGAGCTTCGTCACTGATTTAATCCGTAAACTTTTTTCCCTGCCCTGCCGGTGAAGTTCTTCAACCGAGCGAAGGCGTGATACTTGAGAGCGTCAAAATGATCCGTCCAGTCGTCCTCCGCGGGCTTGTCCAGCTTCCGCGTTCCCTCTTTCCAGGTAGTCGAGGAGAGCGAGCGCTGAATCTTTACGCACCGACGGCAGACGAACACGAGGTTCTTAGCGAACGCCCGGTTTAGTGCCTCGACCGATTCAGTCTCGAGCGGGTTCGATGCCGCCGCCATGATCTCGACCCGACGATACCCGAGGTCTTTTAAGTACCGTTTGATGTTGTCGTAATCGCTGCCGGGCGTCTTATGACTCTTCGCGTTGCCGCTCGAGTCGCCCATGAGCGCGATCGGCGTATCTCGAAAGTAAGTAACCGGGAATTTTCTCGAGAACTCGAGCACCGCCTCATCAAGGTGCGAGTGCCCTTCGTTTGCCTCATCCACGACGAGATACCGAGAGATCCGCTCTCCGTACTCCTCGAACGTAAAGTTCTGAAGCGCTGCCCAGGCAAGCCGGGAGTTCGCGTTGAAGTCCCAAGTCAGATCGATACCGAGCGCCGGGTCGCCCGCGATATCGGTGACCACATGGCGCTGCGGCGCGTAATTCGAGGCTGCAAGCCCGGAGGTAAACGGAACGAACCGCCCGAACCTGTAAGACTGAATGAGCGCCGCTGAGTGCCCATAGGTGTCTTGGAGGAGCTCGATGTATCCCGGCCGAATGTGCGGGTTGTCATCGGTCCAGACGGTGAACCGCCTGAATTTTCGCTCCCGGTGCCGATGGTCTTTCAACTCGGACAGATCCCAGCCTGGGAGCGTCTCAGAATCGAAGACATCCGAAAAGTCGTTTAAGCCCTGCGGCGCTCCTGACTTGAACATCTGCCACCGCGTCCCGCCCGGTGCTCGAATACGAGAGCGGAGGTTATCGCTCGCCTCGCGAGTGATTATACCCGACTCGTCCTCGCTCGCGTGGGAATACTCCGCCGCGATGATCTTATTCGGCGCATCCGCGGAGAGAAAATGCACCTCGTGACCCGTCTCGATATAAATGAGTTTCGGGTACGGTGATTTTATCACGCGAAAATCCCGGCCTTCCGTGTAGCCGCATTGAGCGAGGACCTTTCGGAAAGTCGGGATCGCCGCGTCGTGAATCTTTTGGAACGTCGGCTCAAGAAACGCCGAATACTTCGCCTCTCGGTT